TGCGCCCTTGTTAAGAATTGTGATGGCAGTACCTACTGGAAACGCTACAGAAGCGTTTGTAGGGATTCTGAAGGCTACTGCTGTCGCCTTGTTCATTGGAACTAGGCATTGGTATTGATCTGTTAGGACTGCTGTGTAGTCCGCTGTCTGGTCTGCGTTGACTGTAAAGGTCACTAGACCGTTCACTGTGGACGCTGTGAGAACGTCACCCGTTGCTGCTGGTAGTCCTGATGCCATTATTACTCCTAGTATCCCAATGTATTAGTGCCGATTATACCGTAATACGAACTTCCAACGATGTAGCCATCGGCAATGGGCTCAAGCGTTGTAATATTAGCGGTCATCTTGTTAGGCGTGATAGACCAGTTAATGCCTTGGAACTGTAGATTCTTTACAATGGTCGAACCGTCAGGCTGAACGTTTGTAATGAGCAAGTTTGAGAAGTAATCGAGTCCGAGCATTGTGTCGGTTGAAACGTTTGGATCGAGTAAGTCCACCGTCATCTCATCGATACGGATAGTTGTCTCTTGACGAGTAGCAACGTACTCCTTGGCGATATTGGTAACGATTGCATCTGTCTCAGCTACGAGGTCTGTCTGAGTGATTGAGTGAGGGAAATACTTGTCAATCGAAGTCTGGTTAATCGCTGTAATGGTACTGCCGCCTACGCGAGCGAGATTCGCTTGGTTGATGATGAGCTTGTCATCGAAGGAATACTTAAGGTTTTTGTAAGGAATTCCGCCCGATTGGTTAAAGGCAGTAGGAGCGGCTGCAAGGCTAGACATAACCTGCGCACGGCTCTTGAATACGGCTGTGCCTGAGCCGTCCATATAGAACGCACCTGTCTCAGAGAACTCAGCGTTCTTAATAGCTGCAAGGCTTGTACGCGTAGTTGCTGGGTCTGCAATACAGGTATTGGCTCCAGTAGCCACGGTACGCATTGAAGAAGGGAATGAGACTTGATCTAGAATCTTTCCGATTCGAGTGCCAGTTGTCTGCCCTGCGCCTGAGTCAGTAATGGTCGAGACGTTAGCCATATTGAATAGGCGGAAAGCATCTTGGCAGACAATATCGACATAGCCCGTATCTTGATTGACTGGGTAGGTATAGCGATACTCGATGGCATAACCTGAGAATAAATACTTCTGAGTCGTTGCTGTTGTCGCTGAGACGCGCACCTTACGAAGCGGTACAAGTTTGCCGTAGTAAGGGCTGGCTGTGTTCTGTGGGTTAAAGTAAGAGAGCGGGTCTAGAACTCGGACTGTGCATTGCCCTGCTTCGTACTGGTCGCGCTGGATATTGCGCCCGCGTGTAATGCTAATCTCATAGACGTTAGGCGTTAAATCGATTGTTGGTTCTGGTGAGGTTGATGTGCCAAGCGTAGATGTGCCAAGGATTCCATACTTAGGGTCGCCAATAACGAAGCCGTCATAACCAAAGGTTGCACCATTGGAAAAGTCAAACGAGACCGCTATCTGCGCTGGGAGTGCCATTAGCCGAACATACCTGCGATTCTACCAATTTGAGATGGTGAACCTGAAAGACTTGAAAGCTGCGCTCCTGCTAGAACTTGGTTGATAAGTTCCTGCTCACGAATGATATTGCCTTGGACATTGTTGTTAATAATGATGGTGTCGCCACCGTTTGATTGCATGCCATAAGAAGGAAAATCTACATTGCTTGCTTGGTTAGCAATAGAGCCAGCATAGTCTCCATAGCCTGCCACAACGCCAATAGCGGCTAGTTCTGGTGCTAATCCTGCTGGTGTATAGGTGGACTTCATTGTAAGGCTATCGAGCTTCTTTTGGAAATCTATGATCCATTGGTCAAGATATGCAAAGGGATTCTTGGCAGTAGGAATAGACAAGAAATACTGGTAGAGCTTGCCCGTTGAATCCTGCGCCATAAGAATGTCTTTTGTAAGTTTGGTAGCAAGGTCAGCGTTGCCGTTAAGGATTGCTGCCTGAGCCTGAAGGCGGGTTCTGTCTTCTTCAGAGATATTGCCCTTGAGCGCAGCAATGATTTGAATCTGCTCTAGGTCGAAGATACTTTGAGCCTTTTTAAGAGCTGCCTGTTGCTTCTGCTGTGATGTAAGTTCTTTCTGAGCCTTGACCTGTTTGTTCGTAAGCGTCGCTAATTCCTTGGCTCGCTTGGCTGCTGCCGCTTCCGCTGCGCGTTGCTGGGCTGTGCGGGCATAAGTTCCCGCTGGAGACTTAGAGCGATTAGTAGAAGGTTGCTTGCCCGCCATAAGTTCATTGACGTCGCCGCCTGCAAGAAAGTTTGTGTAACCAACTCGGAACTTTTCAACTAGACCGATGGCTGTACCTAATACCACAATGATATTGCTCGTTGCCTTGGCGATATTGTCAATAGCCTTGGCAGCGTCCTTGGCTTCTGTGCCGCCACCAATACGGGCGAACGCATCGACCAAGCCTTTACCGATTGTTTCTTTAGCGTTATCGCTTGCAAGAGTAAGAACATCGAGCTTATAAGCAGTAGTAGTTAAATAAGCGTCCGCTGCTCCAGCAGACTTGCCGAGCATAATGCCTAAAATCTCATTAAATGACTTGCTCTTGAGTTCTGCTGCGGTCAAGCCTGTGTTGTATTTCTTTAAGCCTTTAGTAATGCCCACATAGCCATTAGCCAAGTCTTGAGAGACTGTAGCCAAGTCAATGCCACTTGCGCGGCTTATCTGGATAGCGTTGTTAAGGAGTTTTTGAGACTGAGTAAGTGATCCAGTAGTTGTCAGCAATGCCTGAAATGCAGGACGGAGAACATCATCTGCAATGGCTGAGGACTTTTCAAGGTTTGCAATAAAGTCTGTGACACGGCTCTGAGACATTGAAAGTCCGAGGTTATCTACAGCAGTTGCTAATCGCTTGGCTGAGGCTTCATCGGCTGCAAAGGCTTTGACTGCTGCCTTACCATAGGCAACCATGGCGGTAGTGCCAAGTGCTAGACCAAGAGATTTGCCTAGCTTGACGACGGACTTATCTAAGCCGAATACTGCTTTGTCTGCTTCCTTAAAGGCTTTCTTGCCCTTAAATTCAGCAGCAACGTCAATTCTTAAATCTGCCATTAAACCTTATCCTTCATCGAATCAAACTTATTGGCTGCCTTTTCAATAGCCTTCACAACGCCATCTTGAGCCTTGCCGCGATCATCTTCAAACGCTCGAAAGATTGAGCGACCAGTCATCTTTTGACCCTTGCCTACAAGTTGTCCGCCGAGTTTAGGAGTGAAGTTTCCAGTAACGCCAGACTTGCGTCCCGCTGTTTCGTAGATTGCTCCCGCTGCTGATTTGTTAAAGATAGAAGCCAAGGCTACGAATCCTCGACGATTAGGCTTGCTTGGCGTGGACTTAAACGTAATGCCTTTGCGAGCTTCTTGCGCATCATAGGCACGAGAAGCCCATCGACCACCAGCATTAGGACGTTTGAGCCAGCCACTAGGCACTTGTTCGTTGTTAGGCATATATCCGCGAGCATCGCGAACTACTGGCTTCAGAAACGAACCAATTTCTTTGCTTACTTCTTTCGCCAAGGTAGGTTCAACAATAGCCAAAGCCTTACGAAGAGCGACTGCGCCTTGCAGCTTTACTGGCATCGCTTCGCTCCTTCGCTATGTCCTTGAGGACTTCTATATGTGCCTTGAACGCCATAGTGGGAAGTTCCACGATGGTTTGGAAGGGAACTCCATACTCGTAGCTCAAGCGAGCCGCGAGATAGGTGAGGGAGTTCCGATCTACCCTAAAGGGTCAGACTCTAAGACCTCAACTGACTTGAGAGTTCCTAGGAAATCTTCCCCAAAAGGTTTGACCACTTCACCCGAGCGTCGAATTGCTTCCCAGCAAAGCCAATACACGTCAGACTGTTTCTGGTCTTCAATGAGTGCTTTGTGAAAGCCCTTCTTGGCGTATTGCTCAAAGGCGTATTCAATCAGCGGAGTAATTTCGTACTCTGTTACTGAGTTGTCTGCCCTTGTTACCTTGAGTTTTGCCATTTGTTAGCCCCTTATTTATTTATCAGGAAGTTGTTA